CCAACGATTCCCTTTGAGGATTTCATTAACAAAGAACTGATTCACTTCTCCAAGTATGACTGTGAGCGCAGCATTCCGAATATGATGGATGGACTCAAAATTAGTCATCGTAAAATCCTGTTCTCGGCATTCAAGAAAAATCTAAATAGTGAAATCAAGGTTGCACAGTTCACAGGTTACGTCTCTGAGAACTCAGGATACCATCACGGCGAAGCATCCTTGAACGGAGCCATTGTAGGTATGGCTCAAAACTTTATTGGGTCAAACAACATCAACTTGTTTCAGCCAAACGGTCAGTTTGGAACGAGATTGCGTGGAGGTAAAGATAGTGCGTCGGAAAGATATATTTACACTTTGTTATCACCCATTACGCGTAAACTCTTTCCTCAGAGCGACGACAATATATTGACTTATTTGAACGATGACGGATTATCCGTAGAACCCATCTTCTATGCGCCTATCATTCCAATGATTCTGGTGAATGGAACAAAAGGTATTGGAACTGGCTTCAGCACGGAAGTGTTGTCTTATAATCCGAGCGATATAATTGATTACCTTTACAACAAACTCAGCGGTGCTGATGCGATGACAAAATCACCAGAGTTTATTCCTTACTATGAAGGGTTTCGTGGAACAGTGTCTAAGCTGGATACACATAAGTATCTCATGAAAGGACGATACGAGGTGCTTTCTGAAGACAAAGTGCGAATCACTGAATTACCTGTTGGAATGTGGACAGACGATTTCAAAGAGTATTTGGAAAAGTTGACAGATACAACGGATAAGAACGGTAAGAAAGTGGTTCCAATCGTCAAGGACTATGATGATATGAGTAAAGATACTACTGTAGATATTACAATCACTCTTGCGAAAGGTAAGTTGCAAACGATGTTAAGTAACATTGGTGAGAACGAGTGCAATGAGTTTGAGAAAACCTTCAAGTTACTGAGTCAAGTGAATACTGGAAATATGCACTTGTTTGGTCCTGACGATAAGTTAAAGAAATACGATAGTCCGGAGAGTATTATTGAGGATTACTTTGATACTCGGTTAGATATGTATGATATGCGTAAAAAGTATATGGTGAAGCAGCTACGCCAAGAACTCAAGATTCTTCATAATAAACACAGATATATTCAAGATGTATTGAATGGTGATGTAGATTTACGTCGTAAAAAGAAACCTGAAATCACTGAAATGCTTGTGAATCGTAAATACGATATGATTGACGACGACGCCGATTTCAAGTATTTGACGAAGATGAGTATGGACAGTGTAACTGAAGAAAATGTAGATAAGTTGGCTTCACAGTATACTCAAAAACAGAAAGAACTTGCTACTGTGGAATCCACAACGATTCAGCGTATGTGGATGAATGAACTAGATGAGTTGCGTGAAGAGTATCAGCGACACCGTGACATATTGTATAGGTCTATTAATGCAGAAGACACTAAGCATAAAAATAAAACTTCATCTAAATCCGTAACAAAGAAAATGATTATTAAAAAGAAGACAACATAGTAAATAACGCATTGTAAACTCTAATTGTAACTAGTGTATTTTTACTGTTTAAGAAATCTATTTTATTTTAACGCGTTACTTTATACAGAGTGATTCAGTAACGCGTTAACATTATATCGCTTTATTCATGTCATGTCATTTAACAACCTTTTTACAAGAGTATGAGAATGAGATCATAGAGAGAAGAAGAGAGAAATATATGACCGGTGAATATGTTCCTGTTCCGTTGCGAGGCGACACTAACAAACTTACATTGGGAGATCTTTATTTCATCACGTATAATTTTCCCGACCTTACAACGAAGGAAGAAAGAGATATTATTAATGTATGGTATGACCTAGCCAATAAAAACAAACGGGGAAGGTCATATTATTTTTTCATAGAAGCATCACACACAAATCAACTCAATGATATTGACGAGGCTTCTCTCAGACAGTTTTCATATAACCATATATCTAATGAAGATTACGGTTACGCAGAACTTAATGGAGACAGAGTGGTGTATTGTTTACAAATAAAAAGTCGTGTGCTTCGTTCTCAACCAATAGTGGATATACATGAAGAGTTTCTTTCTTTGTTGGAATACGCAGACAAAGTGTTGTATCAAACACAAAGTTCTAAAGAAATGTCTCAGCGCGTGAGGTTCAAGGAATACAGTCCTCCGATTAATCTATTTGAACTGTTTGAGTTAGCCGATAAAGTGTGGAGATTATACCATAACAAGAGAGAACTATATCTATATAAACAAACACTGTTCAATATTTTACCTAAGGATCTTTCTCTCTTTCCTTATGTTTTAGACAATATTCTCGCGTTTCTTATAGATGATGAACAATTCGTTAGAAGCAATAATCGTATTATAAACGAAATAAAAAAATCGTTTTAAAGTGATAACAAAAACTATTAAATACATATAAACCTTTTCATTAAGTATATACATAACAATGGAAACAACAGATGCAAATATAGATATTACAGAATCACTTCCAGAGACAGAACAACAAGAACAAGAAACAATGACAATGGAAGAGATAGACAAAAGATTAGAAAGAGATGGATATGTTGTGGTACCTAACGTCCTTTCTCCTAAGGAGGTCAGTGATTATCGTATAGAATTCTTTAACTGGTTTAAGGGAACGGATGGTATAGAAGAGTTTCATTCTCAATTCAGTGGGAACGGTATTTTCAAATATTTTGAAGTTGCACACCAGCGATTCGCGTGGCTTGTGCGCACGAATCCCAAGATAATTAACATCTTTAAACATATATGGAAAACAGACGAACTAGTTACATCATTTGATGGTTGTTGCTATTACCCGAAAGAGTATAGTGACGAACCAAGACTATGGATACATACTGACCAATCTTCACAAAAAGTGGGGCGTCATTGTGTTCAGTCATTTGTAAGTTTCACGGAAAACAAGGAACGAACGTTTGTTTTATACCGAGGAAGTCAACATTTACATCAAGATTATTTTAATATAACAAACACGGTGACACCCAACGACTGGTGCGTTTTGAATCCGCGTTACTTAGAAGGATTAGATTACCGACAAGAGTTTTTACATGTGAAACCAGGATCATTGGTTTTATGGGATTCACGTGTGTTTCATCAAAATACATGTGGAGATCCAGAATGTCGTGAAGAAAGATTAGTGCAATATTTATGCTATTTGCCACGAAATCATCCGAAAAATACCAATGAAGAAAACCAGACCAGGCGCGAATGTTTTCGTCATCGTATAAACACTAGTCATTGGCCATATCCACTTCGTCCAATTCACAAGCAACCGTCGTATCATGGACAACAAGTGTACATTGAATACGACAGACTGCCTGTTCCAAAGATCGATGATCTCCTAGACAAGATAGAGCCGATTTTGTAAAATATATAACAAATTAAGTTATTTATATTTAGCTTGTTATGTTAGAATGCAGATATACATTGGTTCTCAACTTGGAAATTCTCGTGGGGTTGCGGATGAATTAATTGAACTTTTACAGTATTACGATAAAAATGTAAACATTTCTGTGCGTGACTTGAACGATTTGATAGACGACAATAAGCAAGAAGATGTACTTATTATTTGTTCAACTACTGGTAATGGAGATATACCCGACAATGGATCAAAACTTTGGAGAACGATAAAAAAACGAGATTTTAATAAGTCGTATTTTCATGGATTACGATATCTTATTCTCGGGCTAGGCGACACAAATTACTCTGAGTTTTGTGGTGCAGCAAAGAAACTAACTAAGAGATTACAAGAGTTGGGTGCAACTGAACTATCCCCTCTTGTTACCATAGATGATGAAACAAACGATTATGATGAAAAAATAGATGTCATGTATACCCTACTAATAAAACAATTATATCAAGAATAGGTAACTTGTTTAAAGACATTTATCAATTAACTGTATAGGAAATGAATACTGATATCGAGGAAAGAACACCTTTGAATGTTGAATTAACTAGTGAACAGAAAAACATATGTGACGCAAGTATTCCTGAAGTAGTTTTATACTATATGGGAAACCCCAATCTTTTTTTCAACCATCTCTATGAATCACTCTCAACAATGAGTTGGAAGTTTTATTTGTTCAACAAGAACGAATAGATTGACCGGGGATATAAAATTGAAAATAAGTTAGACGACTTTGTTATATTATTGCCAAAACAATGTCATTCCCTCCACTTTATAAACTACTTGACTGGATTCCAGTTGAAAAATTAGATAGAAACGGTTTGAGTTATCAATCAAAGGCAGTTGAGTTCCTTCGTGAAAATCCAAAATATATTAATTGGAAGATAATCGCCAGTAATAGTGCTGCACTCTCTATCATAGAAGAGAATATTAGTAAGATAAACTTCTCATGGCTTTCAAGTGAAGAACATGGAATACATATACTGAAAAAATACAAAAAAAGAATTTATTGGCAGGACTTTTCCTGTAACGAAGCTGGTATTTCAATGATTGAAGAAAACTTACATAAAGTTAGTTGGACACATTTATCTGGAAACGAAAAAGCAATACATATTTTAGAGAATAATATAGACAAGGTAGACTGGGAAGTATTGTCGGCTAACAAGGCCGCTATAAGTCTTCTTGAAAAGCACATTGATAAGATTGATTGGCGGAGACTTAGTGTCAATAAAAATGCACTTCACTTGTTAAAGTCACATCCAGATAACATAAACTTTTGTGCTTTGCCTTATAATATTAACCCTGAAGTGGTGCCAATGCTTTTAGATAATATGTTTGAAGTAGATATGAATGGGTTTTGTTCTAGAAACGAGCCAGAAGTGCTTGAATATATAGACAAAAACTTCATAGACATTGTTGATGATGATTGGAACAACGTGGACGAAGTTTGTAAAAACAAGGATGCCTTTTATATTCTTGAAAAAAATATGGACTATTTAATAAAAAATTACGAATGGCTATTTTGGACCTCGTTATCTGGGAACGAAAATGAAAGAGCGATTGAAATGTTGAGATCCAATCAAGATCAAATAGATTGGAAAAGATTTTCAGAAAATCCTGGAATATTTGAGTTAGATACGCAAAAAATGAAATCTCGTTGTGCTCCGTTTGCACGAGAGTTGACAGCTTATGTATATTCTCCTTCTCGTCTAATGAGACTTTGCGAGAAATATGATCTTGAAATGTGCAGTTTGTTAGAGATCCTGGAATGAAATAGTTCAGGCAATAAGTTTTAATGAATATACTTAAATGCATAGTGTTTTTAATATCAGCATGGATCCCGGTCTTATAATAATGTGTTTATTCCTGTTTGCAATTGGACTAGGAGTATTTATATATTATGGTGAATTTACTTGTGGAAGTAACAATGAAGAGCCAGAACAACAAAATAGTTCATCTTGTGACAGTGATTCTACGGTAAGAGTAACCTCTCCTATCCATTGAATATATTTATAAACATATCGGTTAGAAATTATCACGTTACAACAAAAATAGATACTTGAAACAGTATCTATTTTTGTTTATAGTTATTTTATGTTACGTGTTTACGGGTTCGCTGATATTCATAAATACCCTTAAACAGTTTATTTTGATGCAATATCTACAGAGAATACGTTATCAGGAACATCAAATGTGCTTTCGTTCCCTGGATTAGCATATGTTCCGTCATCCTGACCATAATCTTCCACATTTTCTCCTTCTGGAACAAGAACACATCCTCCTTCTATTACATAGAAGGTATCAATCATATCCCAGTCTCCGATATCTTCCATGTCAGAACTATTACAGTACTCATAAATACCCTCCAACAGCTTCTTTCGCAAAGATTCTTCATCTCCTGTATTTTCTGCTTCTAACTTGTTATTAAAATCATCAGGAACGTCTTCTGAAACTGACATGACTATTTCTTTGAGATCGCTTATTGTATAATGGTCCTCATCTTCCAAACTGTACTCTACCACACACCCGTCACTAGATTCTATAAACTCGCACTGGTAGTCAACGAGATTGACAGTTTCCTTAGAAAGAAGTTCTTTTTTTTCTTGTTCGTTCAACCAAACACTACATTCTCCCCATCTCCACACTATAGTCTTTGTCATATGAGCTACTCTGTCGCTCTCCAACAGTTTCGTATAATGCTCTGTTTCCACGAAAGATTTCTTGTATTTGGGAATAATTGTGTACTCAGGATCTTCCTCAATGACACTAGATTCTTCGTTGATGTTAATATTTTCCTGGCTCATCTTTGTATCAGGAATGAGTTAGCAGTAGATTAAAGTGATAGGACTCTGACATGTCTTGTTCAATTTATACTTAGGTATACTAGACTTGCTTTCCATGGACAAATATTTATCGTTTATTTAAATTAAAATTGAAACTATTTACATAAACAGATTAAATAGATAACGTAATAAAAGGTACAAAATGTCAGTGCCAGAACTTTACAAGATCCCTCACGAGGTTCCTGGATTTCAAATACCTCCACACGGGTCACCAATGCAGGTTCAATACATCACATCTTTGAAAATGGGTAATGGAGAAAATATGTTTTTGAAAGGGGTAAATAATCTGCCAATAAAAGACATAGAGAAGGTTTTCAATGTAACATCTGAAGGCGAAGAGCCTACTCAAGAAAAAGTAACTCATCTCGCACAAATGCTTACGTTTAACTTATTGGCAAATAGAATATGTGAACAATGTGGAGATAAAAGAGACTTAACTAAATTGTCTATTTGTGGTTCTTGTGCTCTTGCTTGGTACTGTTCCAAGGAATGCCAAGAAAGACATTGGGCAACGCACAAGTTAAGGTGCTGTAAAAAAGACGGACCTCTTAACACTGGATACCAGGCCATTGCCATGGTGAAAATGAAATAAATACATGATAGAATAAAAATAGACACCAAATGGCATCTATTTTTATATATATATTTATTACCTATCTTGTTTTAGTTTCGAGTAATTATCTTAGAACATAGCCAAGTTCCAAGTAAAGTCCACATACCCTCAATGAGATTTCCTCCTTTTGTGAAAACCCATCGCATAGCCACGCAATGAGGAGATGAAATAAGGAACGGTGATACCAAGAATCCATAGAATGTGGGAGTAGCGCAATACTTCACATATAGCTGTGCAGTAATATAATGAAGAGCTATCCAGAACACATACAGTGCAGATACTTGATAAATACTGGTTATGTATGGACGAACAAATGGCACGATGTTAGTTACCTTTTTTTGTGCACGTTTAATGTAATCATTATTGCTTGATTTGCTCGTATTACTTACACTACTATCGTATCCTTGTTCATTTTTTACACTTGAATCATCATCACTTTCATCATCTTGATTGTCAGTTAGATCAGTGATGTCAGGACGTAAATCCTCTCGCTTGATCACATCGGTTACGTTTGTCGGAGACATACTATCTCTGTTTTTTGGTGATTGTCTTTTTGCTGGCATTGATTGTGTGTTATATGTGCTACCAACCACTAGACAATAGTCAGGTTCAATTTTGTTTTCGTCATTTGTGTATAATATTTCTTGTTTTCGCTTCATATTTTTTTGAAGTCGGGTTGTCACCATATTTAAGGTTAATCAATCAATTAACTTTAATTATTATTTTGTATACATTTACACAAAATAATATTTACTCCAAAGCCGAAGAAATCTCTTTGGAAATAGAGGATGTTATATCTTCTTCTAACCACTTTTCAGAAATAACTCTACTGTAAACAATGTATTTTTTCAAATGCTCATCAATGAACTTCTCAAAATATGTTTTCGCCATTGTAAACTCGCGGTCTTTCTTTCTCAAATAATGTTTATATAAATCATCAAACGAAATAGTTTTGTCATCACAATCTACTTTCTCTTGTTTAAAATATACCTTGGCATCTTCTAACAATAAAAGGATATCTTGCCCTTTATTCCAAAGAGTGCAATCTATGTTTAACACATACTTATTTCCAATGATTTCAATATCGGAAAGGTAATAACGAAGAATGTTGAGTATATCGTCTTCCAAAATACGCCCATTAGTTACACACTTATCTGCATTTACTTTGACAAATTTCTGAAAAAGTGTACAAAGTTCATCTACTTCATAATCGTTTCCAGAAGAAGTTGACTTCATGGTGGTATTCCAAAAATACATAAAGTCGCTTACGACAGGAAGATATCTGCTAGTAACATTTAAAAAACATTCAGTTTCTTCGTTGTATGAATACTTATTTACTAACATGCTTTTTAACGTATTTACATATACAACGCTGGGTATGAATGTATTTGCCAAATACTTTTTCCATATATACTGCATGTTTTTCCACGACATAGTAGTAGATTTTGTTTTGGAAACACTGTCGTATCCAGGTGTATCGGGAGAAGATACTGTTATTTGCTCATCTGTAACCAATTCAATATACTCAGAACAGAACTTGTCTACAATCTCTTGACGATTATTGTTTTTCAAAAACAAAGCATACTCTGCTAGTTCGTCACGTTTACTTAAAAAGGCATCTCCTGACCCATGAGTATTTGAATAGTATGCTGCAACACACAATAAGTTGAGCCCTTGAGTTTGTAGAAGTTCTACCCATGATTCATGAAGTGTTTGCTGATCTCGCATCTTGATAAGTCTGCACTTAGATAATGCCACGTTCTCATTATGTCTAGATACAAAGTTACAGGAAATGTTATTGATTCCAAGAACCACTGAACACATTTTATCTAACTCAGAGACATTTTGCTTGGCAGCAGTAGATACATAATAAGTAAGATCACACGGCTTTTTCAATAAGTTGTCACCTATGCACGCAAGAAAATACTTCGCCTCATTCTTTGTTCTGAAGTAGGTGGGTGAGAGTAATCCGAGAATACGTTGAATTGTTTTTGTCTCAGGAATCAGATTTTTCAACAGTGAACGATCCTTTATTTTTTTAATAAGGCTTACTTTTGTTTTATGTTTCCAGTCTAATAAGTCCTTGTTATCATAAGTGACTGTAGACAAAACCTTATATATAATATCATCCTCCTTGACTTGCTTGTAATCAACACCGTCGTATAAGTAAAACGTAGAATTGGATGGAGCAAAATAATATAGATTAGTTGCCAAAAAATAAGTTTGGAAAGAAGAAAGTTCTTTTTCTAACACTACTTTACGTTTTTCGTTTTCCAAGTGATTTTTGTGTTCATTCATTAATGCATTTGGGAGGATATCGCGTAAGTGAATAATAAGTCTGGATTGCATGTATTTTTCGTCTTTACATTTAGCAACAAGAGATTGAACTAGTTGATTGCATTCATTTATCAATTCTGTTGCCGACATCTCTGGATTAGTATCGTCTAAATCCATTTTTAATATATATTGTCAGCTTTTGTTTCTATATGATATATTTATATAATGTAACTAATTGTATAAACATACGAGATAGGTGATACATAAAAGCTCAATAATAAAATATTTTGTAGGGTTACAGTATAATGGCCACCAAGAAGCACGGAGGACGTAGACTAAAAACTCCATGCCGCAATCGCACGAAACGTGCTTGCAAACGCGCTAGACGTAGTTGCCGTCGTGTCACACGTAAAAACAAAAGTGGACGCAAGACTAGATACTGCAGAAAGCGTCGCAGCGTTCGTTAATTAACATGCTCTACATACAACTTTTGATGATGAAAATAAATTGAACGCGTCTTTTAAAATATACACATAGGTATCTACAATACTTATGCGTGTATGAACACTATTATCCTTGACCCCGTAAGTTCTTGCCGGTTTCAGACAGCTTTAGAAATAATGAATCAAGAAACTGACAGTGACGTTCTTGTAAATGTTGCTCGTCTTCCTTCAGAAATCAAAAACTTGATTTCGTCGTTCTTTACTTATGAGACGAAGATCGAACTATTGTATAATAAAAATAAAGAAAATGTATTCAATAACAAGTCCCTTTCATCGTGTCTAACTATAAAAAATGCAGAAAAACTCTACAAGTATGCAGTGAGAAATAAAATATACAAAAAAAATGCTCCATATCATAGTAGATATAACTACCGAGGTTATGATGAACATAATCACGGGTCACAACTGATATCACGTTTACGTCGTATGTTACCATCTCCAATACATCGTGACTTTGTGGGTAGCAATGGAAGAAAGATCACTGCTATAAGTTGTCATCCAGTTGTTAAAGAAATATGCTATGATGTATCACAATACCCGTCTATTAGAAAAAACAGAATAGGAGTAGATCTTATTGATTCATTTGAAACATTAAAACACATTGAAGTCCCTGAATCAATTGACTTTAACTATTATATGAAAAAGGTTGCCTATTCTCTACTCGCCACTACCATCATATATTGTAACACTGTAAAAACTGATAGAATAGCTCGTTCCCAGGCAGCGCTTTTAAAGTTAAATGTGGAAAGAGCAAAGCGCGAACAGTTAAGGTTATTGAAACACATTGAAGATGAGAAAAAGAAAGCTAAAGAAGATGATGTATTACACACGAGTTTATATCGCTCAAGAATCAGACGAGCAGAACAACTACTGAAAGAGCGCAGTAAGTATATGAAATACATTCAAGAAGGCATGACTATAACCGAGGCAAAAGCTCTTGTTGACGGTAAGGCCAAGGAAATTAAGGAAAAGGAAAATCAGCGTCGCAAAATGGAGAAGGTGTTGACTAAGATACCATCGCACGCTTATAAGATGCAAAGACGTATAGAAAAACAGAGGGTAATTATTGAAAGAGAAGCAAAGAAACAAATCAAAGAAAGTGTTCGCCAGAAAAAGATCATGACGAAACTGGCAAAAAATGCAGCAGCATTGGCAAGAAAGCGCGCTGAAGAAAAATTACGAAAAGAAAAACAGTTGGCGATTCACAAAAAGAAGGTAGACAAGGCTATTAAGGAGACTGTGAAAATTGCCAACAAGAAGTATAAAAACAGTATTCGTATCGTATCTAATGACGCGATAAAAACTGGAAAGAGGTTCACTATTGTGGTAAAGAAACCGCGTGCATAGTAGAGAGTGAGTGATGAGTATGTATTGTTTATTACTAACGTGTAACGTATTTTAACATATCAACTATTTTTTCATCGCCGTCAAACAGTTGCAGGTCGTATATATCATCAAGTTCGTAGAAACCTACACATTCATGTACATTTATTTGCATTGAACCCATATCTTCAATCTTTCCTACAATAAAATGACATACAGTGGAAGAATACTCGGTTGTACAAAGTTCAAAACAAATATGTATGTCTAAGTTTAGTTCTTCTTTCCACTCTCTTTTCAAACATTCTTCAATTGTCTCCCCTTCTTCTTGTTTTCCTCCGGGAAACTCCCATATACCTGGATAAGAACCCTTATCAGAGCGTCTTCCCATCAAAACATGGCCATTATTGTTTACCATTATTCCACAAGCAACATGAGTTTTTTCCATAACAAACACAAATTTTACTACTTATATTATTGCGTAATATATTCCATTATACGTTATGTTTATACCAGAATAGAAATTAATGCGTTAAATAACAGATATTCATTACTTTTATAATCACTTAAAGATTTACGCATTGATTAGGATATTAGAAGATGTCTGACACGTCCACAGCAAACAACATTCTTACAATTAAAACGGTGCAAATTTCACCCTTCAGAACTCTTATGACGGCTCTAAAAGATATTTTACTTGAAACGAATATCACATTTCAATCTGACGGTATTCGTATTATTAATATGGACAAGAGTCATACGGTGTTAGTGCATATGCATCTACATGCGCAAAACTTTGAGTTTTTTGAATGCAAGAAGGAAAAGGTTATTATCGGAGTCAATATGTTTCACTTGTTCAAGTTAATTAATTCTATTGATAACGATGACACATTGACCATGTATATTGAAAATGATGATTACACGGACGGTGTTGTATCACATCTTGCTCTTAAGTTTGAGAATGGAGAAATTAAGCAGTGTAAGACACAAAAGTTGCGCCTCATTGAGCCAGACCCAGAAGACCTTGTGTATCCCGACGTCAAGTTTTCATCTATCATCAATCTTCCTTCTTCGGACTTTCAGAAGATTATTCGCGACTTGGCTGTTATTTCAGAAAAGTTGGAGATTAAATCTGTTGGAAACGAGTTGATATTTAAATGCTCTGGTCAGTTTGCATCGGCAGAGATTCACCGTGCAGAATCTGACGGAAGTATGGGTTTCATCTTAAAACAAGACTCGAGTAAAATTATTCAAGGCGAGTTTTCCTTAAAGAATCTTGGATATTTCATTAAGTGTACCAACTTGTGTTCACAGATTGAAGTATATTTGGAGAATAACCTTCCATTAGTTGTTAAATATGATGTAGCGAGTTTAGGTCACATTAGATTGTGTCTTGCTCCACTTCCTAGCACATAGTTATTCAGTATTATAAATTATAGACTATAGGTAATGTCTAGTAAATAATTATAGTGTTGTACTATATCAATACCGTATATAGTACAATGGCATCTACCAGATTTAGAGATGACCCTGCTCGTGTAGAAGACCAAGTCCGTCAGTCTACTTTTGCTTGTGGATATATGATAAATGCTCCAGGAAATGGAACAAAACCTGATTACATGGAAGATCCTCATATTCGTGCCCAAAAGTGGGGAGCTAACTATATGACGAACAGTGTTAATTTAGAAAGTGAACTTATGGGAATACGTCCTTTAAATAATGACTGTTTAGGAAAACACGAATATACAAAGTATGCTGTAGATACACAGAGAATACAGTATCCTAATAACTCTTGTCTTTACACTGAACAACCACGCGCTATAGCGCCTGCCTGGGAATTACGAGGTATTTCCAACACACAACATGGTCAACCTACGTTCTTAAATCCACAGGAGAATGTAATCACTCCTTTTAATACTAATGTCAGCACTCGTATTTTAGAAAAAGACAACTTTAACCCAAAATCGTTGAAAACTCAACCTTGTGATCCAAATACCTTGTTACCCACTCGTTATTACTAAGTAGACTCATCACTGTTAGGTTATAAATAAGTATATCACTGAATTTAAATATACTTATTTAATATATACATACATTAATGGAAGTATTAATACCAGTAGTTGCATTAGGAGGTCTTGCAATGTCAATGAAAGACTCTTCTTCTGGAAACAATGCGAGTAATAAACATAAACAAAAAGAAGGATATGCAAATATCAAGCAAGTAGGAGGTATTCCATCAAGTTATCCCAAAGGCAAACCTGTGAAAAACGTCACTAAAATAAATGACATACAAGGTCCTTATATGAGTCCAAACGATGCCACTGCAAAGTATTTTGATCAGAATAGTTATTTTCAAGAACAATCTCGTGGAAAAAATGTAGGAAGTAATATTCAGCAGATTCATTCTCTTACTGGCACTTATGTTGATAAATCAGACTTTAAACATAACAACATGACTCCTTTTCATAGCGGTAAAACAACTCAGCAAACGATGTCGGGAAGACGCAGTGATTCTATGTTAGATAATATGGTTGGTGGTGGTTCACAGTTTATTCAGAAACAAGAGCAAGCTCCCTTATTCAAACCAGAGGAAAACATTCAATGGTCGCATGGACAACCTAACATGAACGATTTCTTTCAGTCTCGTTCAAACACTAGTATGAAGTTCAACAACGTCAAACCGTTTGAAAGCGAACAAGTTGCACCTGCATTGAACGCTGGATACAATGCAACAGGTCAAGGAGGATTTAACTCTGGAATGGAAGCCCGTGAATTATATATGCCAAAATCTGTAGATGATTTACGTGTGGCCACTAATCCTAAACTGGAATATAATTTAGATAATCATCAAGGTCCGGCTGCATCACATATCAAAAACATAGGTGTTATGGGTAAGATGGAACAACACAAACCAGACACCTTCTTTGTTCAACATCAAGATAGATGGTTGAAAACAACTAGTGATACCAAAGCTGCTACGATACGTTCTAAGCAAGAAATTCACGATACGGCGAGAATGTATTCCGAGTCTTACACTGGTATTGCAGGTAATTCAGATAAAAATGCAAACTATGTTTCAGGTGTATACCAAGAAAGTTCTCGCCAAGAACTTCCCAGCACGCCAGTTAGTAATCTTAAAGGTGTAGATGCAGGATTTGACACTCCTAGAGCTATTAACAGTTATCAGACATATACTAACAATCGCGACTTAAACAACAAGGGACCACAGAGATTAGGTTCTGGATTAACAAGTGCTATAGGTGCAGTGGTTGCTCCTCTTACAGATATATTGAATCCGACAAAGAAGCAAGAGGTAGTTAATAATATGCGCATTTATGGAAATGCAGGAACAACTGTTCCTAACGAACCTATCGTTGACGCAAACGATACTTGTCCCACAACGGTAAAAGAAACCACGTTATATTCACCGAATACTTATATGCAGAATCAGGGTTCAGATGCTTACCTTGTGACACAACACCAACCCATTGAGAATCAGCGTGCAACCACATCAAAAGAGTTTATTGGCGCGGCAAACGGCGCATCTACTCGTTATGGACAAACGAGTTATGCTTCTTCTAAGAACCAGATCAATAATGAAACCAAAGAGAAAACCATTGTTGGACGAACTAACCACGGAAACACACAGATTTTCAACACGCAAATGAACGTAAGCATTGCCAAAAGCGAGAAAGACCGTAATAATAATCGTATGTGGGCACCGTCCAATATGCCATCTAAGACAATGTCCAAGGAATTATATGGTAAAATGACCGAACCCCAGACATATCAGCAAAATATAGGCCTAGAGAGAATGGCTCCTGATTTACTTAACGCTTTCAAAGAAAATCCGTATACACATTCATTAAATGGAACATCGTTACGTTAAACACTTAATTGTGTAATTATCATATTATCATATTTCGCGTTTCATAATATCATATTTACGTTATTATGAAACGAAATGTATGTTTTACATATATAAACAATAAGAAAAGATGTCAAGGAGTTCCCGTTCTTTCTTTTGGGATCTATGGGATAATGGAATAGAGTTTATCTGCTACGTATGTTTGTATTTACGTGAAAGTAATTTTATGTTACCTTTAGAAGAATCAATGCAAGACATCAGATAAATATCTATTTGACTCTAGTAGCCTTGTATTAATGGTATATATAATATGATGTACTATTAATACTTTCATGAATGTTCCAGAACTTAGTGAATCAATAAAAAAAATGCCTAATGAGGTCGTAAATATTATTAAATCTTATTGTAACGCAGATGTTCAGTTTGTAGAAATACATACTAGATATCCACAACATGTTATTTATGGATATATAATGGACATATGCGAATCATATGGAGACAACATTAGAACTATGTTGAAAATAGTATCTTTTTACGTGACTAAGATTGAACCTATGTTTGCCATTCATCCCCCATTTCAGTTTATGAGACTTCCAGAGGTAAATTGTTATCGTTATTGGAGTATACAAGAAGAAAATACATCTAGGTCTTATCACATATATAAGGATGTTACTATTTTATTAGACAAGATTTATAAAAGAATCTACTCTAATGATAGTTCTTCTTGTCACGTATGTAGGAGTTCTATATACTACTACATGAGAGGATTGATCATGGATATAGTTAGACAACATTGGAGTATTAAGAGAAAGCCGCGTAGTTATACCATTTAACACGATTAATATCTAACTATATTATATATTACAAATAACAATGTCTGGTTTTACATATGATCCCAACAATCCTCCCAGAACACCTGTCAAAAAAAATGAAAAAGAAAGAGAAGATGTAGGTGATTTTTCCTTTGATATGTGTATTGGTGACGGAATGCATGGCACCCCTTGTGAAGAAAGACAAGAAGCCAAACAATTAGAAATGAAAAAACGCCGACGCTTGATGAGCATGAAAAAAGGTATGCCTCCTCCACTTTCACAAGGTGTTCCGCCTCCTAATTTTGATTCTTGGTTAGGCCAGATACCTGAAAATAAGACCTCTCAGCAGTCGCAACCCGGAAAAGAATTGTTTCCAGGTGAGGCTTCTACCGGAAGAGGGGGTAACAAACTTACGAAAAAATATCGTAAACGCGGTAAGAAACATTCCACGACAAAAAAGAAATCTAAAACATCCAAAAAACACAAAAAATCTAAGAAACATAAGAAGTCTAGAAAACATAGAAAATCTAAGAAGAATAGAAAATCTAAACGTGCTGGAATGAACTGGCCTTTTAAACGTAAACATAAGAAACCAGAGATAGATATTTCAGACGAAGAAGCAGAGGATATATTGAATCAATATGGATTCAATGACCCCAAACCCCAGACTACGAAAAAGGTAGACTATGATTCTATGTCGCGATCAGAAAAAGATAAGGTGTATTATGGAATGCAAAATGAAAATGAAGCATCACTAAGGAGGGGATTTTAACATACCTGTCAGTTCTTAATTCGTTCAAAATAAAACACAATAAGATTATTCAAATAAATAATTCGTAATAACTATATAAATGATGTGTTGTATGTATTATAACAGCACATCATAAACATATATGGAATTGGATATACATGCCGATATACTGGGACGTTTGCAAATGTTTGTGGATACTTGCACTATTCCAAATATCATATTTCATGGTTCATCTGGTTCAGGAAAAAGAACACTATTGAATAAGTTTATCAACATTATATACAACAACGACAAAGAAACAATTAAAGATTATGTTATTGACGTAAATTGTGCTCAGGGGAAAGGAATTAAATTTATACGCGAAGATTTGAAACACTTCGCGAAAACACATATAAACACACACGGAGGCAACTTTTTTAAAAGTATTATTCTTTTAAACGCAGATAAGTTAACTATAGATGCACAATCTGCTTTAAGAAGATGCATTGAAGTGTTTAGTCATACCACACGTTTTTTTATTGTAGTAGAAGATAAATATCAATTATTGAAGCCTATTATATCCCGTTTTTGTGAAATCTACATACCTCAGCCTATTATTGATAACAAATCAACAAATATGTATCGGTTTAAAATAGAAGCTTCCAATGGTCATAGTGACAGACATGCAAGTAAAAGATCTGCCGTAAAACGAATCATTAACAAGCTTCATGAAAACGTGAACGTAGATACTATATCTGAATGTGCTAGTACATTATACAATAAAGGATACACTGTAATGGACACGATTGAGTATTTTGAAAACAAAAATGTTTTTATGATTGATCCTTTCAAAAAAGAGAGCGTGTTGTTTCATTTTAACCATGTACGACGGGAATATAGGAGTGAACAGCTAGCAATCATGTTTTTACTTAATTCATTTCTTTTGTGTTCAAATGATGATTTAGAAAATATGTTATTCATGTAAATGGACGATTTCTCAACTAGCGGTTTACATGAATCAAAAAATGAATGGGGTGCCCGATTGTTAACTATCCTTACTCCACATATTATTGACGGATTTCGCTCTATTTTAGATGAATCTATCAAATTATGTCGCGAAAACGAAGAAATGGACAAGTATTTAATGACTTTTCAGAACTTTATTTCTAGAATACCTAAGTGGAATCCAGATATAGTTAGCACCGAAACTGAGAGAATCAAAGAAAAGAGCGGGTGTCAATATTTAGAAGACTTGGTGACTTGTGTTCATGTTATTCAATTAAAAATACTTACAGCAGTACGTGTTGGACAAAAACCTAAGAAGGTTGATATGGATATAATGAAAATAGATGATTTCATTCATAAAGTTTACGTAAACTCAGCAAGACAGATTTACAAGAACGTGTATCTGTTTGACATGAATGTCCCTCCACTTCAAAAGCAAAAAAACAATCGGGAGACCGAAGTTATTGTTCAGGAATGTATATTAAACACTGTTCGCGAAAGTATTCCTGTTCAGACCATCTTAAAATGTTATTTGGATGAAACCACCGAGGAAGACATTGAAGAAGAAGTCAAAGAAGAGGATATTACTCCTGAACCTACCCCAGAAGAACTTATTCAACAACAAGCTGAATCTACAAATCAAGATGTTACTAAGGAAGATGTTGATTCTATTAATACGAATCAACAAGGGGGCACCGAAGACTCCACTATTCCTGCGACACCTTCTTTATCATTTAATGACGTAGATACTGCTATTGATACAAATCAAAATGAATATTCAATTGATGCTCCAAAAGATTTGGGACGTCTAGAAGAAATCAGTCGTATTCGCAACGAAATGAGAAAGCAGGATGAAGAAGAAGACGAGTTGGATAAGATTTCTATTTCTACCGAGTCGGTAAAATTAGGCGATCTTGACGTTCATAATCTTGAAACACCCAAAATAGATTTGGATCAAGAACTTCTTATAAATGACGTAGAAATCCTTACGTAAGTCTCCAAATATCTCTACGAGTATGCGTTATATATCATAAACTTATATGATATATTACAATAAATGAATAGCCTAATTTTAGCAACTTGTGTATCTATTATCTATGCACTTATGCAATATATAGAAAAGAAAATTGTTAAAAAGGAAGCTACATTTGATTCCAGAGCAGCTTTTAAATCTTGTGCTATTGTATTTGTAAGCTGTGTTTGTGGTGTTATGATATATGACCAATTAGAACTAGATTCAATGAGTGAAACTGTTTCTAGTATAAAAGACAGTGTGGGTGGAGGAAATCCAGCTGTGTTTACCGACGCACCTGGGTTTTAAAGTGTAAAAACTTATTCTTGAAAATAAGATATTTATTATGATATTTTCAAGTAAACGATGATTTTCTTCAGAATCATCTTTAATAATCCGCCATGTCAATAAACGAATCCATTATCGTTGAAGTTATATTTGAATTTGTTTCCTTGATTTGTTGTAAATATTCTTCTCTTGGAGTAACATTCCTATCTATCCAGTTTTCCTTGAAATCTACTCTTTCGTCATGGGTAAATAAAGCAAAAAACTTTTTACAAACTCCTAATAATTCTTCCGAATCTGGATCCATGTCCGAAGCAGCTGACGCATACTTGGAAATTTTTAAATAACGATAATAAAAAATTTCTCCTTCGGTTGCGTCTTTGAGACGGTAAATCCTTTTAATCACTTTATTAATGAATGGTCCTTCTGGTCCTTGATCTCTAATTGGAACTAGTTTCCCATTATGATACCAACCTACTGGAGGAGTTTTCTGCATTAAAAAATTATATATATCGAACCAAAAATGATGGACTGTAAAGAGTTCTTTGTAAATTTTTTCCACCTCTTGATATTCACTAGAAAAACTCTCTATATCCTCCAAAAGATCTTGGGGTTGAGCTTCATAAGCATACGGATAAATATGATTAACAATAAGATGACCACCCAACTTTTTTGAAAAAAAACGGTTTATACCTTGCCATTCTTCAACCGTCATTTATGCTTATAGTAGGTTTATTACATATAGGATGTCATTTAAACTGTTTCATTAATTCACTAAGAAACTCGTTTTTATCGCGATGACAACGACGCATATTGACTAGCTGACAAGGTGACACTACACCAGAACGCAAGTGTTTGACATATTTTTTAGGTATTTCTTGTTTATAATAAAAAAAGAACATATCTTTTATCAGCGATACACTAGCTATTTTCATTTCTAACGTGATATCTACTCTTCCTGGTCTAATTAATGCCTTGTCTAGTTTATTATATCGGTTTGATGTAATGACTATAATTCTTCCGGAATGTTCACGAACTCCGTCTATCACATTTAAAATAAAAGAAAGAGTCAATGGATTTGTTCCTGAAGCTGCGACCTCCACTTTATTAGTGATTGAACTTTGTTCTTTCACGATTCGCTTGACAACACTATTTAGCTGCGTAAGAGAAATATTATCCGATTCACTAGGTATGGAAGTGTCTTTATTATTGCCCCCTTCTCGTTCCATGACAATATCTCCCATACAGTCAATGTCTTCTAAGACAAGTATTTTTTCATGAAACCCGTAAGATTTATCACCATTTTGAGTTTTATAAGGTCCCATAAATGTATTGTAAAAATCACTTTCTCGTTTCACTTTATTCAACGGTATAGTAACAATATGTCTCTTAGTTTTGTTTGCTAGGGCTTTTATAAAAGAGGTTTTTCCTGTTCCCGGTAGACCATGAAGACATAGGCCTAATGTGTAAGGTATACCGTCACGATCATAATCATCTTTATTCTCTAGAAAATAATCTACATGTTTCATAACAGCATCTTTTTCGTCAAAAAATATATTGTTCATAGTCTTAGAGCTTTCAAACACAGACTCATTCCAGTTAACTGTATCTTCTTTTATCGTTTCCAAGTAATAATCGTAGATTTTGTTTTTTCTCTTTTCTTTTTGCTTTTCAATATATTTATCTGTGATGGTGTCAATAAAATCTTTTATTTCGTAGACATTTTTCACATAAGAATAACATTTTAGTTCTATTATCTCTACATCAACTTCATTTTGTGAACCGTTAAAACTAGAATAATTTCGCTTATCATTTTTTACGTTGATAAACATATGGATTCCCTTTTCCAAATACACTGACCAGTTCTGATCTATCACAAAGTTACAATGTTCAGGCATTAAATCTGTTGATGTATTTGGTCCGTCAATATCATCGTTATATTGATTATATTTTTTCCATTCTTTCAACGAGAAAACTGAGTTATTGCGTTTTTCTTGAAGATATTCCCACATAGCTTGAAAAGAGGTGCTTGTAACGATATTGGAACTTGAACTGTATATTCCATGTCTAAGGATTCGCTCCCCACTTATTACTACCTGACTATAAAAGTAAGAAAATATTTTATTATAATACACTCGGAGGAACACATTATGGTATAACCAGTTTACGTCAATCTGTGTTATAAAATAAAACCCCATCAACAAAACAATTAATATCACTACGTTATCTTTTACAGATTCATGATTAAAAACAAAAGATACAAGTGGTTGAATCGTTGCAAACTTTACCATGGTAATAATTTCCGATGTAAGCTCGCGAATCATTTTTTAGTGAACAATGTAAAATATTTACGTAATATTAATAATATTATACATTGTTATGCTTTTAAATAATGTAAGTATCTAATGTAAACTTTCTCATTACACCTGGTAAAATATTTACATTCTGTCTGAATAACTTGAATCGTTTGAATCAGAATATGACTCTCGTGCATATGTTTTTTTGTTTTTGATGTTACGTTTAAGTGTTTGCAACTCTTCAATATACGGCTTTATTTTCTTGTCGGCTTCTGTCGTACAAAAGTTGCAAATAATAAACTCGGTATTATTATAATGTGGAAATATAATACAACAGTCACCATCAGATTTACACACCGAACCACCACATTTGTTACACTGTGCATACAATAAATTTTTCTTACATACATCACAGTATTCTATTTCTCTGAACGTCCCTCTGATTTTTTTCACATATCCAGTATCTTTTACTTGATATTCTGTTTCAGTGTCATTTTCTGCTTCCATAATATTTTGATATTAGTGTTATTTGATAAATGCCATATGTGTTTATGTATTTATCAAATCAATTTATTTTAACACAGGATAACTATCTAAGTCCATAATATGCTTCTTCATTTTTCCGGGGATATCATCTGCATTTACCTTATATTGTGAAAACTCTGGACGTAGCAACTGATTATCAGGAGTATGTTGATGAACTATTCTTGCAATCATTTTGTATAATTTAAATGAAGGATATCGCTCTTCACCATTTTTCTTGTACAATATATTTCGTCCGTTATCATCTTTACACCATTCATTAATTAATTTAGCTATAGCACTGTCCCCCAAATCATCGGGATCGTCAATAACTTCATCGTATATAGAGCAAGCAAGACGACACAAATCAAAACTCATATTAGGTTCAAGTCTTGGCTTGTCTGGGTTAAAATATGGTTCAATGTTATATTGTGTAGCTGCATCGTTTCCTTGTTTAAAACTGTCACTGCACATAACTACACCATTGTACTTGTATATGCTACGACCAAAGTCTATGATTTTGGCAATTCTTCCATAAGTAGGAACTTTATAATGCTGTCCCTGGTATTTGTAATACAAAAAACTTTTGTTTGTGTTTGTAAACATAATGTTATTTGTGTGCAAATCATTGTGTGTGAAAGAAAACACATTTTGATATACTGCAAGTGTAAGAATCACTTGCATTAAAATAGACATCCATTCATCATCGCCAAGTCCGTCTTCATCTATCATAATTGAATCAAGCGTGTAATCCATTTTTTCCATAAAAATAATTTCAGCTGGAAACCTAGGAATATATGCGTTTATAATCTCATCACTCTCATCACTTTCACAACTACTTTCTTCACTACTTGAAGTATCACTCCACTGTTCTGAATTGTTATTTTCATCTCCCTCGTTTTCACTATCATTAGATGTATGCGATGAACGCGAAGAGCAGCTAGAACTAGAACAAATACTTTTATCATCAAGTTTCATAGTATCATTACATTCAACAATATCTATCACCTCTAAGTCAGTAATAGCTAAGTCATCTAGAGTTATAGTATGTGTGTTTTCCTCAGAGGAGACCTCTTTGGGATTTGTATCGGATTCTTCAAATATTCCCTCAAATAGTTCATTGTTTATTTCACACTGCATTCCTTCAATTGGATTTTTACTTGCGTCTAAATGGATAACAATAGGGGGTTTTTTTCCTGTATCTTCTTTTTCCATTAACTCAGTAAGAAGATAAGAATAGTCATCCACTTGAAAATCAACATTTTTATGTTCGTTAAAAAATGTAGAGGTAGATAGATACTCCACGTCGTCGTAGATATTGACACGAAGATTGTTTTTTATACCTATAAACGAGCCATAGTAATTAACTCCGTGAACAAAGTTATAGCTATTAAGCAATATATTTGAAAAATACACGAACAGTCCATCAACGTATCCATTGTTGTTTACATCACGTAGAGCCTCATTGGATGTTTCGTTATCTGTAAAAGTAGGTATATTGAAAATATCTTCTTTATCAAACAATTTTCCCACCATATACTTAAATGGATCCACTAGAGGAACTATCTTACAAAATACATTGTCTGTTTTAGATTTATTTTCAGGTCCATTCTTTTTTAACAGGCTGTTGAATATGTTGTCATTGTGTTTATCTTTAGACCGTATTTCTGATATGTGCCACATATGTTCCAAGTTAAGATTTTCATAATTGGTAGGTGTGAAATTGAAAAATCGGTTGTAAATCGGTATATAATTTTGCACATGTTCCATGTCTAAAATATCTTTATTTTTAAGACACTGGAAAAGTTTATCGTTTTTTCGCTTGGTGTAATTTATTTCACACTTAGCCTCACTCATTATCAACTATCAATATTAATATATGTATGTTTAAACTTATTTGTGCGTTAGTATACTACCAGAATCATTATTTGCCTATAGTATATACAATGACACTTGAACTAAAAAAGTTTGATATGAAAACTATCAGTTTTAAACCAGATGAATCTAAAGGGCCGGTCTGTGTATTGATAGGAAGACGTGATACTGGCAAAAGTTTCTTATGTAGGGATTTATTATTTTATCACCAAGATATTCCTGTTGGTGTAGTTGTAGCAGGAACTGAAGAGGGAAACGGTTTTTATGGTCAGCTAGTTCCTAAATTATTTATACATCATGAGTATAATTCAAATATTATTTCAAACATTCTAACACGACAAAAAGGAGTATTAAAGCAAATTAAAAAGGAGCTTGAAACGAAAAGAAGAAGCACTATTGATCCAAGAACATTTGTTATATTAGATGATTGTTTGTATGATGCTACTTGGGCTCGTGATAAATTAATGCGTTTGTTATTTATGAATGGACGTCATTGGAAAGTTATGCTTATCATCACTATGCAATATCCTCTTGGTATTCCACCAACACTAAGAACAAATATTGACTTTGTTTTTATATTAAGAGAGCCGTATATTGCAAATAGAAAGCGTATTTATGATAATTATGCAGGTATGTTTCCAACATTTGAATCGTTTTGTCAAGTAATGGACCAATGCACCGAAAATTACGAATGTCTTGTGATAAACAATAATTCCAAATCAAACAAGTTAAATGATCAAGTGTTTTGGTATAAAGCTGATGCACACAATAACTTTAAATTAGGTGCAAAGGAGTTCTGGGAATTATCTAAACACATTAACTCTGACGATGAAGATGAAAAATACGACCCAGCAAATCATAAAAAACGTGGTGGAGGTCCAAAGATAAATGTAAAGAAAAAAACATGGTAAGTTTCATTATTTTGTTATTACAATGAGAATGTAAATTAAACAATGTCTATTGTCTAGTCATTGTTTAATTTTTATATCTTATATACTTACTCGCTCTTTTCCTTCTTCTCGGCGTCCTCTAATGATTTTAACACTTGTCCAAGACCCTTATCAGTATCAGTAGTAGTAACAATGTCAGATCCTTCAAATAACTCAGAACGAATGTCTGCAACAGACACAGTGTCGTTCTTAGATAGCTCTGCCTCTTGAGTGTTCGTTCCAATATTAATTAAGTTACCATCTTCGTCAATATCTTGCGTCAAGACAGTATTGTTCGCCTCCGCCTTTTCTATATTATCTTCAATTGCGGCACGTGTGGTGTCCTTAACTCTTTTCTCAAAAGTAGCTTTGGCAACCTCTTGATTCTTGTTCTTTTCATGCATAAGTTGATTTAATTCGTCCTCCATATACTCTACACGTCCAGTCTTGTATGCTTCTGGTTCCCATGGCATCCACATACCAACAGGACCAACATAAACATCGTGATTAGGATCAATTTCACGCAACATTTTGCATCTCAGTTCTGCTTCGTCTTGTGTAGGATAAGTTCCACGAATCTTTAATCCACGCACAGATGTCTGAAAACTGTGTTCACGATTAAACTCTTCTTGTAGTTCATCTTCTTTTGCATCTAAAAAGTTCTTATAATCAAGCTCTATAGTGTTGTCTTTCAAATCATCAATCTCTTCCTTGGCAAACTCTTTAAAATCCTCTAACAAGGTATCGCTACTGAGACTGTATTTAAAAGAGATGAAATTAAGGAATTGGTGATATTTTTCCATACTCTTAGAGAGTTGATAATTTTTTACAAACTCATTGAACATGTACATATTACGTTGTTTAAGAATGTTTTCAGGAGAAACAAAGGACACGCATACAAACTTTTGATTAGCAATAGGTTTGTCTTCATCTAGAACGTCTACGTACTTTTTGTTTACGGAACCATCTACGTTATGCTTTTTTGTGAATCCTGATGTGTCACTACTCATGCTGATATAGGTTATCATCTCATGTATATTTAAGTTGTTTTAGTTGGAAGTAAATACATATTCTTTAGCATTTCACATTAAGATTAATAATTTAGCATTTTTATAGTTAGGTGACAATCTCTTGATATTCTGTATGTAATTGTGTATTATAATTACATATCTGTAAAAGTTTTTTCTCATCATTTATTATAATTGATATGCTCGACGTGGCTGAATTGATAAAACGCGTTATTAAGTACCTTGTTGAGGGTGTAATGGTTGCCATTGCGGCCTACGCCATTCCTAAGCGCTCCTTGAACATGGAAGAGATTGCTCTTCTTGCTCTTACTGCTGCCGCTACCTTCAGCATTCTTGATACTTATGTTCCTACCATGGGTGTTACCAGTCGCTCTGGTGCCGGCTTTGGTATTGGTGCCAACCTTGTTGGATTCCCAGGTGGACTATAAGAACAAATACTATAAAACGAATCTCAAATTCTTACCATTAATGTGAAACATGACAATACAATAAAAATATATAGTATTTCTTACTAGACGCAAATATCATATGAGTTTAACAATTCATATGATAGTTATCTTTCATAAATATTTATTTATACAGTTGCAATAAATTCCCAGTCAAGTTCGTTGCAAATATTTTTCCATATAGTGTCTTGTTCTATGAGTTTTTCACGATCCTTTAACATAGGTATATGAATCAAATAATCTGTTTGGTCAAGAAGTTCAAATAGTTTGTACAACACGTAGTAGTAATGTAAAAAGTTGACACGATAATCAGGACAATGTTTTGCATATGGATATTGTATTTCCATAAAGAAATTACATAGAGTCTCTTCTAGTTCCTGACTGATAACCACTGGTTTAATACCTATCTTGTTTTTAATGAAGTTTATGTGTTCATAATATTTATTATACCCCAGTTTTTTTAGTAAATCTTTACATTTATAATAAGATAAATCCGTAAGTTCAATACGCTCTTTCTTTATTTGCAAGAGCAACTCTTCTATAACTTTATCAGGTATCTGTGTAGTCTCCTTTCCTTGAAACTGTGACAATATCTCTTTAAAATGATTGATTTTTTTGTATGCATAAAAACATACTTCTTTTGGAGGCTCTTTGTATGACGGTTTATCGTTCTCAATAAGATACTTGACACTGTTGTGACATTTATTACATATCATAACTCCTTCGTCTTCAAGTGGTATCAGCTCTCCTTTAAAACATTTTTGGCATACGTCTGTAGAATATACAAAATTACCTACATCCAAAAACGACCTATCCACATTGGATAAATATTCTTGAATGATATTAGTGTTATTTTTCTCCACTGTTTTTATAGCATCGGATGCATTGTCGTCTATTTTAAAAAAGCTGTTTAGTGCTTGTGTATTAGTTGGTGCCGATTCTCCCTCAGAAATCTTTTTCTTGTTTTCAAAATATCCAAAAACGTATTTAGAATTGTCTAGCATATAATCCAGCTTCTTTTTTTTAAGCCTAGACACTTCTTTTTTGACATTTTTGATTCTATCAGCTCGGTCCATGTGATTATCTAACTTAGTTCCAGACTTAGGAGCATGTTTTTTGTTTTTCTCAACGAGTTCATCTTTTTCTTTTAATAATGTTTCAATTGTTTCCTCGTCTTTAGTAAATTGTTCTATGTGTTCACTATGTTTTCCATCTAACGTAACAATGCTTTTCTTATCTACAATTATTTTTTTTGTAGTTTTTGGTTTAAAAGAAGGCATTTGTTATTGACAAAGTAAGTATATTGATATAATATACTATCATAGAACACTTTATTTTATATTTTTAACAATGATTAATTTACATTATTACAGTAAATCTAGAATATAATGTTGTAAATATAGTTTATAATAGCAATGGACGTTCACGTTCCACTTGGTAATAATATCAAAATAGACAAAAAAATGTTTGCGAAAATGAACTTTATCTATAACGCCATAGAAGATGGTTGGACAGTTAATAAAAGACATGATAAATATGTATTCACACATTCACACGATAAACGCAGGGAAGTCTTGTCAGAAGACTATTTAACCACCTTTATAAAAACAAACCTCACGTTAAATACAAATAAATAAGGTAATTTAGCGTCACTATAACAAATTTTTTTCTTTAGGGATAGTATAATCATGGGCGGAGGTTTAATGCAACTAGTCGCTTACGGCGCTCAAGACGTCTATCTTACTGGCAATCCTCAGATCACTTTCTGGAAGGTGACTTACCGCAGATACACCAACTTTGCCATCGAGTCTATTGAACAGACTTTCAATGGCCAGGCTGATTTCGGTCGTCGCGTGACCTGCACCATCAGCCGCAACGGTGATCTTGCCTACCGCACCTACCTTCAGGTGACTATGCCCGAGATTAATCAATCTATGGGAACTGCCGCTGTTCAGCAGGTGTTTGCCCGCTGGTTGGATTTCCCCGGCGAGCAACTTATCTCCCAGGTGGAGGTTGAGATTGGTGGCCAGCGCATCGATCGCCAATACGGTGACTGGATGCACATCTGGAACCAGCTCACCATGGCTCCTGCCCAGGAGAAGGGATACTTCAAGATGATCGGTAACACCACCAGCCTTACCTTCATCACTGACCCCGCCTTCGCTGACATTGACGGACCCTGTGACGCCAATGCTCCTCGTCAGGTGTGTGCTCCCCGCAAGGCTCTTCCTGAGACCACCCTTTACATCCCTCTTCAGTTCTGGTACTGCACCAACCCCGGTCTTGCCCTTCCTTTGATCGCTCTTCAATACCACGAGGTGAAGATCAACCTTGATCTCCGCCCCATTGACGAGTGCCTCTGGGCCGTGACTGCCCTTGGCTGCGAGGGTGGACCCAAGGTTGCCAAGACCGCCACTATCGCTTACAACCAGTCCTTGGTTGCTGCTTCCCTTTACGTGGACTACGTCTTCCTTGACACTGATGAGCGTCGCCGCTTCGCTCAGAACCCCCACGAGTATCTCATCACTCAGCTCCAGTTCACTGGCGACGAGTCTGTGGGTTCCTCTTCCAACAAGATCAAGCTCAACTTCAACCACCCCGTGAAGGAGCTCATCTGGGTTGTGCAGCCTGATGCTAACGTTGACTACTGCTCTTCCCTCATCTGCGATTCCACCCTTTTCAAGCTCCTCGGTGCTCAGCCTTTCAACTACACCGACGCTGTGGACGCTCTCCCCAACGCCCTTCACGCCTTCGGTTCCGACTGGAGCATCAAGGGTCTTCCCGGAGACAAGGATGGTGATGCTTTCATCAAGGACGATGCTTTCGCTGACCCCAACGCTTTGAACGCCGCCACCCTTTCCCACAACGGACAGCAGATCACTCTTGACTCTAGCATCGGCGATGGTAAGATCAACTCTGCCGTGTCTGATGCTGGTTCCTTCGTGCTTGCCGAGACTTCTCTTGACATGCACTGCTGGGGACAGAACCCTGTTGTGGTCGCCAAGCTTCAGCTTAACGGCCAGGACCGCTTCTCCGAGCGTGAGGGATCCTACTTTGACGTTGTGCAGCCCTACCAGGCCCACAGCCGTCACCCCGACACTGGTATCAACGTGTACTCTTTCGCCCTTCGCCCTGAGGAGCACCAGCCCTCTGGAACCTGCAACTTCTCCCGTATTGACAACGCCACCCTTCAGTTGGTGCTTTCCAATGCCACCGTTGCCGGAACCAACACTGCCAAGGTTCGCGTGTATGCCACCAACTACAACGTGCTCCGCGTGATGTCTGGTATGGGTGGTCTTGCCTACTCCAACTAAGCACATTGCATTGTTGTTTATTACTTATTTTATCACATTATCAAACAAACTTTACAAATGTCATAATTTGTAATTCATAATTCATAATGCAAATACTGCATTATGAATTATCTAATAAAACATTTAAATAACATATTTAAAATGATAATCATGTGTACCTGTATCAATGTCAACATTCTTAGGCTACAAAGAACCTGTACGCTTCGCCCTCCCCGACATGGATCGTTTGGGAGAAATTTTGGTCGGTGCTTATCTAGTTGAATCATCTTCACTTCGCGTTGGGGATTATATTTTAATTGGAAGTGGAAGACGACCTTGTAAAATAACAGATAAGCGTAGAAGTTACGGTGGTAAGAATGGAGCGCCTAAGTTTGGTATCGATGGAATAGATATTTTTACTGAGAAAAAATGGAGTACTATATGTCTAATTAAAGACAGTGTTAATGTACCAGTAGTAACTAAAAAAGAATATAAATTAGTTGATATTCATCAAACTCAATATTTTGTAAATAATTGCCTTGTAGGTTATGAGTCTTTTAAACTGCTTGATGAAGAAACAGGTAAAATAATTGACGACGAGCACAAACTTAGAGATAAACAACTAGATGTTGACATCAAGAAAAACTTCCAAGAAGGAAAAGTATTACTTGTAACAGTAATTAGTGCTATGGGGGAAAGTGCTATTATTGATTTCAAAGAATATTAAAATTATATGTATTAAATATATGTGCTTTAATGAAACTGCAAGTATAACTGCGTTTGCTATTGGATCTGTATGCCTTGCATACACTATCTATAAAAAAATGTATGTATTCTCTTTTTTGTATGTAACTATCGTTTTAATGCAGCTTGTGGAGTATTATGGTCATGTTGCTTTAACCACCGAAAATGCCAAACTTAATAAATATGCAGCCATAGCTGGTTTCTCACTTCTTGTTATACAACCTATAGTTTGGGCTCTGTATGTGTGTTATACACATACTAACAATACAAACATACAAACAATGATTTTACTAACAAGTATTCTCTTTATTTTATTTAGCGTGGGCTTATCCGTGATAATAGAAAAAACAAACAATTTCCGGTTTGCATACTTACATGATAAATGTAACAGTTCTATATGTCGGCTTAAATGGAAATTTATGACTGGCTCCATAATCGGGTCATTTGTTTTCTTAGCGTTTTACGTATTTTTATTCGCATATCCATACTTTCAAGTATTGAAACATAAAACAACCGAAAGCACTTATTTTTCAGTAACAATCGCTCTTCTTGTTCTAGGTATTCTCTATATGATTTTAAATGACAGGATTCGCACTGGTAAAGAAATTTTAAGTGGGTTTGGGTCAATATGGTGTTTTTTGTGTGTGTTTACGGGGCCTTTGATAATAGCTTTTCCAAAACTAGCAAATACACAATAATTGAGATCTAAAATATGTACTTATTCTATAAATGACACATTTAAGCACCACGCCCTCCATTGTAACTATGGTAGTCTACTCTCTACTTACATTTTTCATAGGACCTTTAGTGACTCGCCCATTTTTTCATGATCACCCAGATCAATGTCCTGCTGGTTTCTTACTAGGATTTACGATAAGTGTTCTTTTATGGATGAAATATGGAAGACATATGTCAAGTTCCAGTATTAAAAATCCAAAATTAGGTATCAATTACCTTTTTGCAAAATAACAAGATTACTCTACATTTTCAGTTACTACTTCTTGCTGATGTAACATACAACCAAAAATACGATTAGTATAAACATTTTCTTTACAGTAAGAATCCAGTTGTCCTCCATATTTGATGACCATTATCACCATTCCCAAATACCATACAATAACCAATAATAATATCGCATTCATTGCATTTTCATTTAATTCCATTGTTAAATGAAAATACTTCTCTCTATGTTATTTCCACACCTTTTAGTTAGAGTCATTCTATTCAAGGAAACAATCCACGACCTACTCCAGGTCCACCATCATTGCCCTCTAATGCAATGTCGCGATTTAAAGCATTGCGAGGAATGTTATCAAAGTGTTCAGGATAAGTTTCAATTATCCAATTAAGAGGAACGCGTTTATTTGAGTATGGATTTTTAGGCCACGTTCTTTCATCCAGGTCGTTGAAATCGGGGTTCCTGAAAGAAACTTGAAACCAGTCCCATAAAAACTGACGATGAAAACAGTGTCCTTCTTCTCTCGTATCACTTGGTTCCATAATGCTAATTGGCAAAAACACTGCATCTGCTCTATCTAATTTCTCACTTGTAAATAAATCTATAACATCTCCACTATCTTCCTTATTTATACACTTTTCAAACTGTTCACTTGTAACACCTTCCCTGAATTCTACTTTGTTAATGAACGAAGAGAGAATCTGTGACATTTCGATATGAGTCATTCCATCATATCGTATATGAGTATCAGCAATATCTTTTGCTGTTTGACCGTTATTATTTTTTACTTCATAATCAGCACCATACTCAAGTAGCATTCTTACTGCTTCACCATTATCTTTCCTAACTGCATACATAAGAGCAGTTTCTCCTGATATTTTATCTTTCAAGTTTAATTTGAATCGTTGTCTTCGGCCTATAGGTAAGAGAGACCACATATGTGACAACATATAATCTAATATGGAACTTTCTTGAAACGTGCTATTGTCTCCAGAATAAATAGAGGATGTATCATCAAGATAACTGTCATCATTCTCAACTAAATGCATAATAGCGCTTTTTCCCTCAAAATCTATAAGATTTAATTGAATATCATCTCCTCTTTTGTCCATAATAGTTTGAATAGTCATCATGTCTTGATGAGCACACGCCATCATCAATGCTGTGCGTTGTGAAGCGTCTTTGTAGTTCACATCAACACCATAATTAAATCTGTCTCTCCGTTTCAATATAAGCATCATCACTTCAATAGCAGCGTTCTTTCTTCTTTCGTAACTTGCAACACTAAACATATCACTATCCGCCACACTTCCGTCATAATGTCCCCTATCTATATCCTCGAGCTCTTCGTCGTTTTCATCTTCAGATAAGTCATCACTCTCGTGTTTGGATTCATCCATATGTTTTCGTTTTCTCGTTCTACTTTCGGGTCTAGAAAAATCTGCTTGCAGTTCTCCTCTTGCTAATCTACCAATCGCAACAGTAGGAGATGGTAAGGTTACTTGTAGGTCTTCGTTTAATATCGTCGGAGGAGGAGTTACCGCTCCACTAGGTCTAAGCACATCTTCCACATTAGCTAGACTAACAATCAAAGTTAATGCATTATTGCGAAGACCACTAGGTTCAGTAATATCTAATCTTGCTTGATTAGAACCGTTTGCGTCCCCCTTTAAAAGGATTTTTGCTATGGTGTAATAGCGGTTCTTCATAGCGTTTATAAGAGGATAATTTCCATCATCATCGGGAATATTCGGAGTTCCTCCTAGACGAATAATTTCAGCAACAATATCTGCTCGTTCTATCGGTAAAGAAATTACAGCTAGAAGTACCGTTACACCATCTGATTCTCTCTGTTCGTTAATACCTACCGTGTCTCTGTGTCTAAAGACTGAACGTGTAATAACGTCTATAGATGCTCCTGGAGCTTGAATATCAGCGATAAGATTATCAATAGTGTACACATTGTCTCTATTTATAATAGTTCCTGCTTTCATAGAGACATTTTTATTACGACGACGTTTCCTAGTAATTTTCTTGTCTGTATTTCTTGATGCTATTTTTTTGCGACTTTTTTTAATAAGATTTTGTTTCATAGATAAAAATATATACATTAACAATACATTTTATTTTCTTGTTTTGGATGCATCATGCTTGTTCTTTATAAACAAAATCCTCAAAATCTAGTTCTTTTTGTTCTTTTTGTTCTTCTTCCTCCTCTTCTTCGTCAGCTTCTTCATCTTGTTCATATTCAACTAATGGAATACTATTGTAAAACTTCTTGACCTTGGGATTCGTTTTTATCTTCTTGGGATCAAATCTAGACAGATAAAGACCATCCAAGTTCTTCACGCGTGAAAGGGCTACGTAAGTCTGTCCACATTCAAACACTCCACTTCCTATATCTACCTCAGCCATAGTCAATGTAGCACCCTGAATCTTGTGAATAGTAATGGCCCAAGCGAGACATAATGGAAACTGACCTACTGCAATAGTAGGATAATCTTCGGACTGCCAGTATTTTTCACTCATTACTACTGTGCGTCCATTGGAAAACAACACAATTGGCATCTTTTTAGGTAACCCGCCATCTTCACACTCGCGAAATCCCACAACTGTTCCAATAGAACCATTACATATTCCATTTTCCAAATCTAGATTCACAGTGCACATAACATTGGCCCCTTTTTTTAATTCAAGAACTTTCACACACGGACTGTTATCTGCCAGACTGTTTACTTCATACGTCGTTCGCTGAGCATTCAACGATTTACGACATTTGGCTAGTATAGCAGGAGGTATATCCTTGTCCGAACCATCAAGATATTTTGTACAGTTGGTTTTGGAAGTAAACATAAACATATGTGGTTCGCTGTCCAAATCTTCAAACATTTGTTTGTTAATGGCGTCTACTTTATTTTTCGTGGGAAAGAGTTTGGTAGGTATAACACCCCCATGTGACTCTTTATCGTAAGGACGTTCCACATACTTTTTTAAAACCATTACATCATCTTCCTCTATTTTTCCCATACGTATATTACCCAAGATTCTCCGAAACGTCAAGTCGTCCTGACGAAACATTGTGTTTAATACGATGTGATTATCCATTGGAAATATATCTGTCCAATCAGCTGATTCAAAACAGAACTGGTCGTCTCCTTCCTCATCGTCTTGTTTAGAGACAGGCGGCAACTGAAAGAAGTCTCCCACAAAGACAACTTGAATACCACCAAAAGGTTTGGAAGAACCACGAACTCGTTTACCTACGTGGTTCAACAAATCAAATATACGTCTTGACATCATACTTACTTCATCTACAATTAAAACATCCGTCGTCCTCCATGCATTTCTGGCTGCGTGATTATACAATATACTAGTCACAATATCGTTTGGGTCTCCCTTTCCCAATTTAATTCCACTCCACGAATGTATTGTGCGAGCATTACATTCTAGTAATAGTGCAGCACATCCTGTCAATGCACAAACTTGAACCTTGTGGTGATTATTGTGTGCAGACCTTACCAAGTGACGAATTAACAAGGTTTTCCCCGTTCCTCCTTCTCCTGTAATAAACAAATTATCTCCATCTTCAAACTGTTGGAGAGCACATTGTTGTTCAATAGACAAATTGTGATCAAGCATTTTTCTTGCCACAGAACTTTTAAGTTTGTCGTTCGCAATAGACTTACTGGATGTTGATGTAGTTGATTTGGAACCCGATGATTTCGTTTTTAACATATCAACTACAGATTTCTCAGATGACGCGCTTTGATTTCCAGAAATCTTTTCTGATTTCCTTTCGTCACGTTTCTTGGCAGTATATTTCTTTTTTTCTATCGCGTCGTTAATTTGATGTTCACTTACTTTAGTCACCATTACCACTTTACTCATTTCTTCACCAGCCTCTATCATTCTACAAGCTATTTCTCGCATACGTGATGTAATGCCGCCATATGTCCTATCATGAAGAGATGCTATACTATTCACATTTAATCCTCTGTCTAGTTCATCTAGGAGCTGCGTTTCTTCCTCGGATGACCATTTTTTGCCCTTTGCAGCAGGAATCGCCGTTTCAGTATTGGTTTTTGACTCTAGTGTATCACTGGATTTTCCAAAGTATCCTCGTATATCGGCGGCCATTCTTAGTGTAAGTTAGAGTATACATTGCTTTAGTTTAACCATATTCTTTCAATTTATAACCAACCATATTTACTCCAATATCTCTCTAACTGTTTCATCACAAGAATTAAATCTGCGTATAATGTATACTGAACTAGCAATCAGTTATTACTAAGTAATAAATATTCAATACTGATGAGCGCCAAACGAAATAGAGAAGATTTATCTGAGGATGAAGACGATTTTAGTATATCAAGTGACCAAGCAGTATCTTATAAACAAGACGCACCACAACCATTTATCAATATACCTTCATCGGTGACCAACCCTAAGATGACCGGAGAAATATCTCCTTTAGACGGAATTAGCGGGTTTGACCATGCACGACTAAGTCCACAAGTATTGCGTGAACATGATTTAAGACAACCATCCTATGGATTTGGAGCATACAGAACAAACTCCGGTAATATGGACACTGATACAGTAACTACCTTGACAGCTTCATCAAATAATCCTACTCCTGTGAAAACAAGGAAAAGAGTGAGGTTTACAAGCACTATACGAGACAATAGTGACGATAGTGACGATATGAAGATAAATAATGAACTCAATGATATTACTACAGCGTTCAATATGACAAATATAGATGATTCGCCAACTATTACACCACCTCCTAATTCCCCAGTATCAGACGATGCGAATGTTGGTGGTTCAACACGTAAACGTAGACAGAAGCACTATAAGAAAATAAAAACGCGTAAAACAAAGAAAGTAAAGAAAGCAAAGAAAAACAAGAAAACGCATAAACTACGTTCTAGAAAAAACAAACATTCTTCCCGTAAACGAATTAGTCGTAAAAATAAAAAATGAGGGTCTAGATAACTACTACTAACACTTTTTGTAGTAGTTATGTTGAATAAATTAATTGTATAGATGAGTTCTTATACTCTGGAATCACCATCACTATCCTCATCGTGTTCATCCCAGTTATCTGTCATTTTTTCGTGTTCACTCTGTAGACTATGTCGTCTTTTTACATGTCCATTCTTTTTCACCTTTTCAGCTTTCTTTTTGTCGTGTTCTATATAGACGTCATCAATCTTATCATCCAAATCCATCTCTTTCTGTGCCCATTCAAATAGTTTAACACGATTATCGTAGGTAAGCTTACGGTTGTTAATATGATACGCGTTTCTAGATTTTGTGTCCATTGTTATCTCAAACTCGGTAGTTAATTTTTGTTTAGTATTGATGATGTCGTTATACTCTACTTCCATATTTTGTTTTATTTGATCCCATTCTTGTAATTTTAATACGGGATCAGCAAACTTCCATAAATTAGGATCGTTCCATGGACCTAAGACATCCATACGATGTTCAATCTGATTATGTAACATAGAATACTTCTCACGAAGCGTTTGTATATTTTCTTTTGATTCATCATATTTAAAGTATTTGGACACAGATAATACCAACGATACATAAGTGGAAACAACGATAGACATCACGGAAATAATTTGATCTTGTAACCCAAACTGAACTTTCGTAGCGTTAAAAAATCCAGCTATAGTGGATAATATAATTACAGAGGTCTGAATGCGGTTAATAATAGCTGTTAAATCTCCATACTTTAAATCCAACAATCGCTTTGCTTCTTTGCATTCCTTAAGGATGATCATATTACTCTTCTTAATGTTCTTGATCTCGTTACTAAACAGTATATATTCTGGCTGTTCCAACCATTTTGTAGATTTAGGGGGGATTTTTCCTCTGGACGAAGAGTTCAGAGATGCCAAACTATCAGTGCCATCAGGCTTATTTGGGGGAAGGTTACCACTAGCTAAAAGTGCTGTTGTAGACATTCTATTTGTAGAGTCAGAAACTTTAGGTATACTGTCTACTGGTGATGTTTCCGGATGTGAAATCCCGCTTATATCTAGTGTAATCCTGGGTTCTTCTTGAGAAGCTGATTGCTCATTATTTTCTTGCGTTACGCCTGATATATCGGAACCTGTCATATATTATACCATAATAACATATTCTAAGTTTTGACACAATTAATAATTAATAATAATTAGTTACACGAATACAAAACACATTTTAACACACGGGGCAAATATATTGGTCTTACTTTATAGAGTTGTAAGCATACAGCGCACCACCTAATGTAGCAATATTAAGAAACGTATACATATACTCGTATGGCATACGATATGTGCTAGCAGGCTTTCTGAAAACTTCTACGGTTTTCCATATAATAAAACCGGTTATGCATCTAGTTGTGATGGCTCCTGTGGTAACCACTATAAACGTATTTATTGGTCTAAGAAAAGATTGAAGCATTTGTACCTGAGCAGAGAAAATTATTGAACATAAGCCACGCAGTATAAATAAAATAACACACATACAAATCATAAACCTCTACTTGCGATAGATTGATTATGATAATTCGTCTTTAATAACATTTTTATCTAGCGATACAATTTCTCCAACATTCTTAATGATCTTGTTTGCAGCTTTTTCGTCTTCATCGGTGTGAAACGCTTCTCCAATAATATCTAAATATTGCTTCTGTTTACCATTTGAACCAGTTTTTGAATGATGTTCAGGATACTTTTCCTGCCATGATTTTATGTTACAGCGATTTTTGTGTGCTACGCGCTTAATAGCATTTTTCATTTCTGTGTTGTTATTGTCTTTATGCCACTCATTATTATTTTTTATGTAGAGGGCCTTGCGCTTAACATCTGTGCAATGAATAGGTCGTTTGGTCACCTCCATTTCAGAAAGATTATCTATAAGCACTTTGCTAATGCCTTCTACATAACCTTCTCTTCCCATATACTCTAAATCTTCAAGTCTACACTGAATACTATTCACGAAATCTAAAAGATTGACTGCATTCTTGCACTGATCGTTCAGAAACACATTGACATTATAATTTACATTCACGTTATTAACATTAGAAATATTGTTTGTAATGCTTTTTGGTCCTGCATTCTCGCTAAGCTTATCAATCATCTCACGCTGATTTTCTTGTGTTTTTTGAATCTGCTTCATACATTCCGTTACCGCTAACAACATTTGTGACGTTTCTGACACTTCTGAAAAATCATTTATGTCCTCAGAATCATTTGATTCTGATTCTACTCCTACTTCTACCTCTACGCATTCATCAGTATCAACAGTCTTTGCAGGAATTTTCGCAGGAATAATGGTGTCGCTAGGAGTCTCTATACACTGATTAACTTTTTGACATTTCTTTCTGTGACTGTGAAGAGACTGACGGTGTTTGTACGTCTTCCCACACTCACACGTATATCCTGCGGGTTCTGGATCGGCGTTTTTTTGTAAGTCATGCGTCAGTTTTTTCACCAAATTGTAAGTATTTTTGTGTTTTGCTGTTAAAAGGTGTCTATTGTAGTCACTTTGTTTGCTGCATTCAAAGTCACAGATTTCACAATAAAATAATCGGCGTTTTTTGACGTTTTTTGGCGCTAAAACGTCAGTCATGTATTAATAGTGTATTTGAATATTATTTTTTAATTTTAAAGTCATTTTTACAAAAATTTATTTTATGGTAACAAAACGATCCATGAAAATTCATTTTGTTACCATAAAAAAAAATTTTTGATCGTTTTCAAAAGTATTGTACAATTCGAAATGGACAATTTGAAATGTCCAAAAAATTGTCCATTTTCGAATATAGGGAAAGTTTGTAGTTGAATTTTTTATTTTTAAATCTTGAAAAATAAAATTTGATGGTATAAAAATATTTATTAGAAATATAATTTAATGATAAGACATGGTGTAATATAAGATACACTAATTGTGAAAATGGAAGCACTATCACAATTACCTGTTAGTCCACCTTCCCCTCCACTACCTGAGCCTAGATCGCTACAGCAACTAAGGTTAGAAATACCACACGAATCTTATACACAACCTTTATCCGCATCTACAGCTACATCCACACCTACAAAATGTGAAGAATCTATATTCAGAGATTCATTTGAAGTTTCCAGCGATAAAAGCAGCGACACAGTAATTCAACAACAACAAAAACAAAAAAAGAAAAAAAAGAAATCCAAGAGAACGAAGACAAAACAGAAAATGATGAGGAAAAAAAGCATTTCTACAATAGAAACTGTTTCTGTAGATACATTATTTGGGTCAGTGTCTTCTGCAGAGACTCAATTGTTACGCAAAACCGTGCTTGCATTACATCTTCGTAACGATACAAACAAGTTTACACAGCATTTTGATTGGTTATGGACGACTGATTACAACTTTGAAGTGTATAACTACACTCGATGTATTGCACAAATCATTTTATCAAGTACTGAAGTTAACACAGAAAATCTATCGTTGTCTGGTGGAACAACTTTTGGAATGCAAGTAGGATTTAATCATCAACAAAAGACATCCGAAAAAATATTGGATAAAGTAAACGGATCGTCTGAAGCACATCACTATGTTATACCAGTGAGAACGAACATGTGTTACCTAACAGTTTCGCTTATAAAACCTGAAGATTTTTATCAAAACCGAAACGATCCTTCTAAGTGGGCGTGTTCAGTAAAAAATATGCAAGTAAATACATCTAAGTATGGACGATATAACATACTTAGAGATGAAGAATATTTGGTGGGTGATATAAAACAATGGAAGTAAATAATAGAAAGTAAGTTAGTTTACAGCTGCACTGTTATATTCTAACTTAGTGAGAATGTCTTGGTTACAGCGGTAAATATTTTTATATGAGTTATAAAATTATTTACTTTGATTCGTTTTTGACTGTTAATAAGTTTAATCGTTGTATACAATGTAAATCAACAATATAATGAAAAACGCGTTCACGAGACGTAATCTGCGTGATTTTGGAACAACGTCTCCGTAGCCTACACTAGAAATGGTAATGACAACAAAGTTGAAACGGTCAACTATTTTATCAAACAATGACATAACAAGCTCGCGATGACTTACTTCTTCGCCATCTTCTTTTTTACTGATATCATCTACTTTTTCACTTAAATCAATCAGTCCAGTAAAATCATCGTTTTCAAAAAACACAGTGAGTAGTATAGTGTATAACACAATGAGTATAGTTAATCTTTTCCACTTGGATGTAACATAGTTCTTAAATGTGAGTGGTTTCATTCTCGATAATTTCTATATATGTTGTATAGAGAATATAATATAAGAATACAGCTATATATGGATGTATATGCTTTTTTTCAGTATATCGTTGGTTGTTTTCTTTTTGACAAATATTTGTCATGAAAGTGATGGGTTTAAAATCAGACCCGTCAAAATGGGCAGACATGTCTCAAATCCTGTATATTGTTATATGGGTCCCAATGACAACAGTGAAAATGAAAACAAGGATACCATGAAATCCCCTCCTAGGTATAGATACCCCCTTTCAAAAAACTATTATGAGAATTATGTCAGACGACTTAATTCCCGAAACATGACTGTTCGTGATACTGCCATGATAGAAGACAGTTTGGATAACGAGTATTATAACAATCCGGCACATCGTAGTAATTTCAGTAATACTAGTATCTCTAATTATCCAGTTGGATTGCGTATCATAATAACACCAAACGGTGGGTTCATTCAACGTGATAATATGAGTGACGAAGAGATGGAGAATATGAAAAACGAGGAAAATCAAGAAGAGAATGAGTGGAATCGTGCAGGATATTTCCGTAAGGTGTATAATCCTAGTTTTGATAATCCTAATCCTGGTCGCAGAGGAAAACCAGGAAAAAAGTCAGAGAACTTTGAGGTAATTACTGATTTCCCGCTAAACTTTACGAATGTGGGTGGTTACGAGAACGTCAAGGCTGAATTGGTACAGTGTGTGGACATTCTAAGTAATTATACAAAATACCAGCCTTATAATGTCAGGATTCCCAAAGGACTCATATTTGAAGGTCCTCCTGGAAACGGCAAAACGATGTTGGCAAAAGCTTTGGCTGGTGAAGCAAAGATTCCCTTTATTAGTGTTTCTGGTGCACAGTTTCAAGAGAAATATGTTGGAGTGGGTTCTTCGCGTATTCGCGAGTTATTTAAATTAGCAAGTGAGGCTTGTCCTGTTATTGTATTTATTGATGAGATAGATGCGCTAGGTCGCACTAGATCTGGCGACGGTGAATCTTCATCAAGCGAACGTGACAATACATTGAATGAGTTATTGGTTGCGATGGATGGATTTGGAAGCAAAGATGGTATTTTTGTCGTGGGCGCAACCAACCGCGCCGACCTTCTTGACCCAGCTTTGACACGACCTGGACGTATTGACAAGCGTATTTATATTGGTAATCCTGACGCAAAGACACGTAAGTGTGTGATTGATGTTCACATTGACGGGAAACCCTATGAAGACAAGTTAGATTTGGCGTCATTAGTTGACAATACAAACGGATTGTCTGCTGCACAAATAGAGAACTTGTTGAACGAGGCAATGCTCACTGCTATTCGTGAAAACAGAGACAAAATAATACAGAACGATATTGATATAGTATTAAACAAAATGATGGTGGGATGGCAGCCTACTGAACATGAGTTTACAAATGATATTATTGATCATATTGCTATTCACGAAATGGGTCATGCTATTGTAGGTCTTATGTCTAAACACCATTCCAAAGTAACCAAAGTATTAATTAATTTGTTTGCCCCTCGCAGCCCAGGATACACAGTGTTTGAAGCTACCTCTACACCCATTTACACGCGTGAAGCTTTATTTGAACACCTTATGATTTTGTTAGGCGGTAGAGTAGCCGAGGAAGTATTTTACAAGACGTCTGTCACTACAGGTGCAATTAACGATTTTGAAGAGGCTTTGAAATTGGCTGAGAAGATGATTACATATTACGGAATGGGATCAAAATTGATATACCCCAAAAACAGTGAAAAGTATAAAAAAATCGTGGACGAGGAGGTGTTTAATTTGATTCAAGAAGCGTATACACAAACAGAACAAATGATGAACGATATGAAGGTATTTGTCAAGGAAGCCTCGGAAGTGTTGAAAGAGAAACAGATTGTTACTCGTGAAGAGCTTTTGGAGATACTCAATCGTGTGGCTCCGAATACAGTGGATATGAGTAGTTTTACGGAATGATAATATAATATATTATAGTTTTGATGTATGATATGTGGTAATGTATAACACATATCAACAATAATTATCCCTTTCTACTGTTTCTAGAACGACGCCTCTTCTTAATTCCACGAGACGAGCTCATTCTGTGTTTTCTAGAAGTGTGACGGCTATTGCGTTTTCTTTTTTGTTTGCGAGTTTTAGAACTCTTTTTTAAACCACCACGGAGTTCATTTTCTCCAATCCCATCATCACCAGGACTTGGTTCTCCTATTTTTTCTATAAACGGGTAATCGTGAAAAAGCTGAGTAATGTCTGAGATAAGTTTATCGCTTTCTTCTATGTTGACATAATGATTATTACTTTTTAATTGACGTATGGCAAACATGTATTCTCGCAGAGTCTCTACTTCTTTGTACCACTTAGACATGTTTGTTTGTTCAGCTTGCGTGAAATCTTTTAGTTGTTTTCCTTTATTTTCATCCTTGAACAAAGCTGATGTTTTGAGAGCGGTATATTGTTCCTTGGCATATTTCCGCATTGCAACGTCATATAAACTCTTTAAAAATGGATATTCTACAAACATCTGGACAATTAATTTTGTGAGTTCATAATCGTGGTGTAACTCGTAAGATTCGCGCTTTCGGTATTCGTCTAGGACAAGAACCCCTACATAAAACGCTGCTGCTTTATTTTGTTGCTCTAACGTTAGCTCATTTATGTATTTACCTTTGTATTCTGGACTGATAATATCTGACAGTTGGAGTTTTTGATACTCTTCCAATGCGCTTTTTTTGGCCTCTGCGAGATATTGTGACGTTTCTAAGTGACCCCGATAAGAATCGGATACACTATTCATTATATTCATTATATTTCCTGAACCTATCATGTTTTCGTTTACCGAGTCTAACTTCTAAATATGATTCAAGAAACAAACAATAAAGTGTTTCTATAGGGTACAGAAACATTTTATTTACATATTTGTTCATTTACTAATATTGTTTTGTGCTTTGAGTTTTTCTAATCTAGAAGAGGCCTTATATTGTTCGCCCAGCTGTTTTTGACGCTTTACTGCATCCTTTTCTTTTTGTTGTTCTCTTTGCATTTCCAACTCAAGCTTTTCATACTCTTTCAACAACCGCCTATCTTCTTCGGATGGGTTCTTACGATTCTTAGATGCTTCGGCATACTGGTCAAAATGAGCATCGTGTATACCTTCTTTATGTAATGTATCGTATATGTCTACACCATTCATAAGGTATATTTTATCTGTATCTGTATTTCGCACATAATGCTTACAAGGCGAAGTCAACATACACAAACTTGACACTTCGTATTTTCCATCTCCGTATTTCTCAAATGAAATAAGCTGTTCTTTTTTTATACAAGAAGGTGAGATTGATTCAGGAGGTGGTGGAGTGTGTAGTTTACGCCGAAGTCTTTGTACTTCAGTTATTACTTGTTGTCGGGAAGTCTTTGTGTTAGACAAATCACTAGAAATGTCTGATGTCACGGAACCGGAAACGTCAGTGCTATTTTCTTCTGGAAGTTTGTGTTCCGTCATTTGTTTTTATAATAGGGTGTGGTATGATAAGTTGCTAGTACACTATATATTTCTTTATACTATTTGTAATTATATATTACATGACAATCATTAAAAATCAGTTATTATAATAAATTACATATTGCATGAATAGGTTACTGTTTGTTTAATACTTAGTTAATTTAGCTGGAGGTAGATACACTACTGAACAACATATTCATGTTTCTGGATTCCACGTTATTACTGGAGGG